TTTGTTGCGTAATTCATTTGTTTAAATTTTACAATAGTTAATTGACTATGTTACCAATTCCTTTGTATCCGTGAATACTCAACAGTCATTCAGACTGGGGACTGATAAACTAAAATCTTCAAATAAATATACTCAAAAAAATTTTGTTGTGTAATGAAAAAGTTCTATTTTTGTAAAAATGAAAAATATGAGAAGTTATCTTGTTCTAACCTTAATCACAATCTTATTTTCTTTTTGTTCTCCAATTAAGAAGACATCTGTAAAAATACCAAGACAACCATATGTAAAATGGTATACCAAAAAATCTTTGAAGAACTATTCTAAAGAATTTTCTAAAAAGGATTGGACAAAGAAAGATTCAGTTTTTGTACCTATATTGGATACAACTTTATTTAAATAAAATTTGGTTCCAAGACTGAACCTCTGATATTTTCAGGGGTTTGATCCTTAAATCCAATTTTTCTATCAACAAAATAATAATTACCCTCTTCATCTATTTTTGGAATCATAAATTGGTCCGAAAATCTTTTTTTCTTTACGTTTGTATCAATTTTATACAAAGGGTATTTCAAAATAATTTCCGATCCACCAGGAATTACCAAACTCATTGGTGATCCTGTTTCAGGGTCTTTTATAAAACTTATAGCAACCTTATTCCTCGTAATATTTTTTATTTTTGCAACAAAAAAATTACCTTCAGCCCTCTCTTCTAAAACTTGGAAAAAATTAGTCATTGCAAAAACATTTTTATTATTTGACCCTCCTGACGCCATTTCCAATCCATTTGTCTTACCATATTCAAGTATTCTTTGAATTTTTGCTAGTTGTTCTTTAGTTAAAGCTTCTGCAGCTTCTCTATCTTGTCTAGCTTTCTCTTCTTCTTTTTTTCTTTTCTCTTCTTCTTCTGCCGCTATCTGATCCTGTATTGCTTTCATTTCGGCATTAGATGCTTGAACTGACATTTGTATTGGATTACCACAACCATCGAGAACCATTAAAGCCCAAGGTCCTTTATCTCCTTTTTTTGATCCTGTTGCAACGCAAGGAGATGGAAAATTTGTGTTGGGGAATAGTTGTTTTCCGTCTTTGTTAGATATGTAAATTTCAGGTATTGATGAATGACACATCTGAGATGCACAAGAATACCATAAAACTAATTGTTTTTTCTTTTCGAAATCAGGATTATTAACAATAGAATTTACCATTTCAGGTGTTACTTGAATAATTGATCTTCTATTACATTCCTCACCTTGGCATCCTCCATTATTTAAATTAGCAACTCCTACTTTTGTCTTATTTAAATAAACGTCAAAGACAGCTTCGTCACAAAAATGGTCTCCTCTACATGGGATTTGTTCATCTTTCCTATTCAAATAAACAAACATTATCTTTAATCCAACTAAACATTCAGTGGTTACTTCACCTGAAGCAACAACAGAAAAACGTATAAATTGTTCAGCTTGATACTTTGGATCATTTGGATCTAATCCTTTAGGTGTTTTTCCAATTTGTGTTTGGTATTTTGGTATTTTTGGCATTGACGGTAGTTGTCCGCTTTTTACTAATCCGTTAAAAAAGTCTTCAATAATTTTTGTAACTGTTTGTCCTCTTAAATCTGCAAGTTGTCCTGAATTTAATTTTTTATTATTTTCTTTATCAAAGTTAGTTGGTTGAGATTCTCCCGTTGTAATTTGAATCTCCATGGGTACACCTTTATATTTTTTCAAATAATCCGCAATCTGATTGAGGACTCCTGTTATTTGTTCTTTTTGATTAGGATTCAACGAATTTGCAGAATGGTATCCACTCGCAAAAGTTTGAGCGGGTAATTGAAAAGTCTTAGGTTCTAATGTTTGGGTTTGTCTAACTTGTTCTTTAATCAAATAATGATTCTTTGTGGCATTTTCATGCATTTTCAAAATTCTAACAATCTCATCAGAATTCATATTAAAGTTTTGCTTAATCATGTTAATAAATATCTTAAATAAAAAAAAAGGGTCCCATAAGGGACCCTTTGATATAAAAGGTTAGACCATATTATCTTAACTCTCTCAAATCGAATGTTCTAACACCATCAACTGTGATTCTACCATAGAAACGGTTGTTAACCATTTTCTTAGCGTATCTAGTCATGATACCCTTGATAGGTGTGAAGTTGAATGGATTGTACATTGTTGGAGTAAGTTGTAAAGGTACATACGGTGCGTAAATGTAACCTGTGTCAAGTAAAGATGTTCCTTTGTGACCCAATAACACTTGGTTTGGTGGGAAGTAAGGATCTCTATAAACTTGATATCTTCCAGCAAGAGTACCAACTCTTTCAATACCCATGTTGTATTGATCTTGTTCAGGAGCTGCGTTTGATACGTGGAAATATTCCAAGTCATCGAAAATAGCACTGATTTCAGAAGAAACAACGATCCAGTTTGCTCCACCTCTTAAAGTAGACTTATGGATTTGTGCAGAAATTTGGTTGATTGCTGTGATAAGTGTTTGGTTCCAGTCCTTCTGTGTGTAAGGTACTGCGTTGTTACCAAGTTGCTTCCAACCGTTGTAGTTCCATCTTAAGTTCCAAGCTGCACCTTTTCTAAGGTCTCTTAGGATTTCTCTATCGATTTCAGCTGCAACTTGCTCTGATAATAAAGCTGTTAATTCAGCTTCAGCATCGATGTTGTGGAATGCCGCAACGTCTTGAGCCAATTCAGGTGACCATTGTGCTCTTAACTTTCTTTCTGTAACAGAAACTGTTACTGCTTGAAGGTCAAAAGAAACCTCACCTAATCTGTCTTCAAATTCCATTTCTTTGTACACTCTGTACTTACATTTGAACGCTTGGTTGTAAGCTGTATCAATAACTGAAGTGTAACCAGAATAACCATCAAGTGAACTTGAAGTTACTTCACAAGGAACTTGTAAGTCAGCCTCTAAATAGATAACTCCGTTTGCATCACAAACGTTGTTGTAAGAACCACCATTACCTGTTGAAGGGAATGTTGTAGATGATTGACCACCGTATTGTACAATACCTTGACCATACACCTGAGTTACAACTCTGAATAACACTGGTGAAGATACACCTGAGAATCCATTACCTGTATTAGGGTTAGTGATTTTTAACACTTGTAATGAAGCTAAGAAAGCTTCTGTATCTTGTTCGTTACCATCTGGTCCGATTAATTGACCTTGACCTGCTGATTGGAAACCAGATAAAGCCATGATAACTTTTCTGTAAGTACCTGCACCATATCCTGATTGGATTAATGCGTTACCTGCTGAATCCCAAACTTGAGTTGAAGCTGTGAAAGTCTCTGCAGAGAAAGTACCTTTAGAGTAATCGAAAAGACCTGGAGGATCCAAATCTGGTTCGTTACCTTCGTAGAAAAGGTCATATAAATCTTTATCGTTTTGGTTATATCCAGCTTGTTGAGATGCAGGACCGTTTGGTGAACCAAAAGGTGCGTAGTGATCTCCACCATCTTGAGGTAATAACTGATCTGGTGATTGATATCTTTGGATATGAGGTACAAAGTAGAATAATTTACCGATTGGTAAGTTCATTGCTTGTACTGATACGATATCGTTAGCTAATAATTTAGAGAAAACTCTTCTAACGATTGGGAAAACTACAGTTTCGAAAGAACCTGATGAGTCTGTTGTTGCAGCTTCATTGATCAAATATGATGCTTGGTTCTCAAATAACTGAGCTACGTTTTCCTTTTGGTGACCTTTAAGACCTTCTAAAAAGCCTAATTTGTCCCATTTGTTGATTGTGTCTTCTTTGATAACTTTAAGGTGCTTAAGACCGATGTTACCAACAAGACCTGATTCTAATAATGCTCCCATTTTAGTATGTTTTGTTTTTTATTTTTATTTATCCAATCTTACTCATAAGATCCTTAATTCTTAAGAACTGAGGAGCTTCGTAAGTTTTATTCTCCATAAGAGTTGCTGATGATCCTGTAGAAACTACTTTGTTAATATTACCAACAGATTCGTTGATAGATTTACTTGGTGAGTTTTCATGACCTAACTCGTCTTTTAGAGTTTTGTATAGGTTTTTAGATTCTTTTAAAGATTCAACACCATCAAATCTTCTTAGGATATTGATTTTTTCTTTTTTAGTTGTTGAATGTTCTGTGAATAATCTTGTAGCGTATGCTAAATTTGAGTTGAATATTGCAACTTCATTCAATTTAGATCTGAAAATGTTAAGTGCTTTTCTGTACTCTTCATTTTTTTCTCTAAGTTGTTTTACTTCTGTTTGTAATGATTCATAAGTTAGGTTTCTATTGTTTGTGATTCCTTTTCTTAGACCTCTTGATCCGTCTTTAGAACCAAAACCATATGTACGTGCAGCTTCTTTAGTTTCTTCTTTTTCGAATTTAGCGTCATCTCTACGTGATTTTGTAGAATCAAGTTTCTTAGAAGCTATTTTACCATGCTTCATAGATAACTTCTCATCTTCTCTATCGTCGTATCCTTGACCTTCTTTTGCTTCCACTTTTTTAGCTTTACCTTCCATGTTTTCACCTTTCTTATACTCGAACTTAGGTTTACCCATACCA